GCTGTTGTCGAAGAACTGATTACCCGCGCCCGCAAAAGGGGAGAAATTGACCGCCATAAGATTACCCGTTAAGCAATCAAAAATTCTAGGGCGCTTTTGCCCAAGGGGGAGACACAGATACTATAGCGGCCGGCGCGGCTTGTATACGGTCGTCAATTACGCCGATCAGTCCTGCAACGATATCGTCTACGGGCGATTGGGCTTTCGCCCACCCGATTACCTGCGCCTCGGTCAGGTCGTCAAACGGCGTGAACGTCAGCGGGTCTGGCTCGGCAAACGGCACCGGGAAGAACGACATCAGGGTCACGCCTTGATGAGTCACCGCGATAGTCAGCTTCGCTGAGACCACCACCTGGCCTGCTGCCTTCAGTTCCGTTACGAAGAATTCAATCATGCGCCTAGCCGCTGGATGTACACCGTGTATGCCAAAGATCCCGCAGTGCGCTGTATGGTGGCGCCGCCGCCCGCGCTACTCAGCACCAGGTCGAAAGTGTTTCCGCTGGTTCCATTCTGCGTAAACGTAATGGTCGGACTGGCGGCTGAAAAAGCCCATGTGCCGTTATCTGGATCCAAATAGTTGTACGCATAAGCCACGCCGCTTCCGCCGTTGCAGAACACCGGAATGGTCGTAAGCCCCGCGTTGGACAGGATGTGGATGATGTTGAACGCATTGTAGAAGTCGCTGCCGATGGTGTTGGCGGTGCCGTTGTTGTACGCATAGCTGGCGTACAGGTTCAGCCCGCCAGACGTTGTGAACGTCGGGTCGAAATACGACTGCTTGCCGCTGACTTCCAGTTTGGTTCCGTTGTAAGTGACGTTGGAGCCGTTGGTCAGGGCGCTGGTAGAGCTTGCGTACACCAAGCCGTTAGCGGTCCAAGACGTCAACCCCGTACCGCCGTTAGCGACCCCCAACGTGCCGGCTACCGTAACGGCGCCGCTGGTTGCGGTAGCCGGCGTAAGCCCCGTGGTTCCAAAGCTGATCGACGTCACGTTTGACAGCGTGGACCAGGAAGGCGCGCTAGCGCCGTTTGAGACCAGTACCTGCCCAACTGTACCGGCGGCGGAAAACGCCACTGAAGACCCGTTGCCGTAGGCGATGCTGCCCGCAACCGCAGGCCCGACGATATCAAAGACGACCGCCTGTGCGGACGGCATGAGCGAGAGGTCTTGCCGCAAGCTCGCCAGCGCCTGCTCAAGCTCGCCGGTCATGGCGGGCGGCGCAACGGCAAACTGGCGCTCGACTTCCGCCAGCATGGCCGCTAAGGACGCCACGCCGGATTGGGCGTCAAACTGCTGTCCCACCGCATCAGCAAGGTCGCGCAACTGAGCGTCAAACGTGGACAGTATGCTGTTAGCGTCTGGCCCCACCAGAACGTCTGGGGCGGACGCTGCGCTGTTGAACAGGCTCAGGAAGAACATGTACCAGGCGCGGTCGATAAGCCCCGTGCGAGCGTCTATCAACGGCACGCGAGGCGGGGTTATTGGCGTCACGACGCCGTACCGCTTACCTTTAGATCCGCGCCGATCAGCGTGATCTTTACCGGGTCGGTTCCAGACACCTCGTACACCCGGTCGCGCAGCTTCATGGTCATGCCAAGCCGCCGCCAGATGACGCGGGTGCCGTACCGCCCGATGCGTCCCATCTCCGCCCAGTGTTCGTTCGACCAGGTGTGCCCGCCGTCGTCCGACCAGCGGAGCATGACTGCGGGGCTTGCGGTGGTGCCAGAGCCAGCCGAAATGATGATGTCCACGCCCGACTCCGTAGTCAGCGTGTTGCTATCTTCAAGCAGCAGCGCAACCTCGGCACCGGCCTCGACTAGCCCCACACCGGCCTCACAGTCAAGCTGGAGCGCATGGTGCGAGGTACGGACCAGCGCGTTGCTGTCGGTCCCCAGAGCGCGCCAGGAGCGCAGCCAACGCTGCACATGGCCCGCATCCGAGTAATACTCCGTATCAAAGGCGTAGAGCTTGTTGTTGGCGTAGTCGCCAACCACGATTTCGCCAAACAGGTTCATTTGGCAGTTGGCCCGGTGCCGCGAGAACGCCGCCGGTCCCCAATACGCCCGTTCGTGCCACGCGCCGGTAGCGACGTCCAGCACCCAAGTGGTGTCCGCAGACGGGAAGTTCAGGACGTAGAAGGCGTGACCTTCCTGCTGGTAGGTAAACGCCACTGCATCAGAGATGTCATCGTACTGCTGAATTTGCCACTCGACGGCGTGCGTAGACACCCGCTGCCCGGTGTAGCCGTTGGCGCGGTACACGATGCCGTTGCCGCGCGCGTCCGACCCCAACCAGAACAGCGCGTTGTCGAGCTTGGCGACCGAGTACGCCGCAGCGCACCCGATCTCGTTGAACGCACCCTGGATCCGAGACAGGGGGAAGTCAGACGACCCCTCGTTGTACCAGACCTCGACGGAGTTGTTGCCGAACACCCAGACTTCGCGATGGTCAACTATCAGCGACACCACATCGTCGGGCGATCCTTCGGCGCTGGCAAAGTCCAGCGGATCGACTTGAGTGCCATCCAGCAGCGAGGTAATCCAAAGTTTCTGGCTGTTGGGTTCGTTGAACACGAAATACCCATCCAGATACCCCACGGTCACGGCGCCGGGGAACGAGGGGTCGAGGATCTGAGCGAACACGCCCGTATCGTTGTTGTAAATGTAGCTGTCCGGGTTACACGCCACAAAAAGCTGCGTGCCGTTGTCGGACATGCTGACCGGGCCGACGCCGGTAACCGCGCCCACCAGCGTGGCGGTCCAAGGCGTGGGCATACGGTACAGTTCGTTGCCTGACACCACGAACCCTACGCCGCCGAACGTCCAAAGCCCCCGGATAGGACCAACACCCACGGTGGCCAATTGCCGCAGCCCCGGCGCGCGGGTCAGGAAACCTACGCTTTTGCCGCCTTCGGGAGTCGCTTCAGGAAACAGATTGACCATGCGGCTGTCTGCCGCATTGACTGAGCGCGCCACATAGGACTGCCCAAGGAAAGGCGTCTGCATCAGAAGTTACCGGCGTAGACGTTAAACCTCTGTCGAGTGGTGACCAGAGTCGGCGGCATCGACATGATGTCCTCCGGTGCATTGATGCGCTTGACGTTGCGCTTGCTGGTCATGGCAATGCGCTGGACAGACGGCGAAGGCTCCACGCCAAACTCAGCGGCAAGTTCGCACGCCAGGTTGTAGCGGAACGCTCTCAGGTAGCCCGGAGGGAAAGCCAGCGTGGTGTTCAGCAACGCGGGCTGCGCCAGTTCCTCAACCGACACGAAATGCCACTCAAGCACCCGAGTAGGCTTGGGGTAGACGACCATCTCGATATTGGGGTGCGTCATGTTTACCCACATCACTTGCGGGTAAGTGCTGACCACAGTCTTTACAGCAATGCCGTTGTACTGCTGCTGGTTGATGAACTTGATGCCGTAACTGACGTTAGTCGTCGGATCACGGTAATAGGTCGAGTCATCAAGCAGCACCGGACGGCTACCAACAAAATCGCCGCTAGGGCCAAGCGACCGGGACAGCTCATCCGCAGGCCACGAAAACGTCTGGTCCTGAGTGGAGTAGACGCTAAGGCGCTCCGTATTCCAAGAGTCCAGCATCTGATTCATTGCGGTCAGCGAGTCCTGCGCGGTCGCCGCCGAAGGCACTTCGTCCTCCGCCAACTGGCCGATCAGGCGCAATGAGCCGTTAATCAGTTCCGCTGCGGTGGCCATGAATCAAAGACTCCTATTGCAATCACGGGGCGAGCGCAATACCGCGCCCGCCCCGTGCTGGGCACCATACTTACACGCAGTGAATGAGCGCGAAGTTGATGATGACCGCTTCCGACAGCGAGGTCGCCGCAGTGATGTTGCGGAGGGTGATAGACGCCGTGCCCACACCCAAGCTGTTCACCCAGCAATTGTACGACTCGACTGTCGCGCCACCCGAGATGGTGACGATCAGCGCGTCGTTTGAGCTGATGAACGAATTGTTCATCGTGAACGACACGTTGGTTGCGCCCGCAAGAGCCGCGTTGCTAAGCGTGATGCGGCCCGCGCTGGCGTTCAGCGTGACCGCCGTCGCCTTGCTCGTAAGCTGAGTAACCGCGCCCTGAGCAGCAGCGGTGTACCCCAGTTCACGATCCGAAAGAATAAGCTCTGCGCCAACGATGTTCTGATCTTCGTAGGCGACGCCAATCGGCTTCGTGTTGAACATTGAATTCTCCTGAAAAAGCCGCCCTACGGACTTACCGCAGGGCGGCTATGCCTTAGAGGCGGTACAGCGTCCAGGCGCCCTCGCCCGTCTTGCGAGCGCGGAACACTGCCGAGGTGGCCGTGGCCGCCGTAGCCAGACCCACAATCGTCCAGCCCGTGCCGGTTGCAACGGTCAGCGTGCTGCCAGCCGTGTTGACGAACGCCACATCAAAGCCGGAATCGGCCTTGCAGTTGCCAAGGGCCGTCTCGACCGCCAGCACCGTGGGCAGCGTCTGCGTGCCAGGCGTGCCGCTGGTGACGATAAGGCCGGTGAACAACTGAGCCGCCGTAAGCGTGCCCGCAGCGGACACCGCCGCAGGGGCGCCCTGGGTCACCAGAAGAACTTCGCCGACATTACCGTCAGTGTTCTGGTACCCTCTAC